AGGTCTGCGACCTGTTGGACCTGGTTCAGGACGCTCTGGAGTGTCGAACCGTTCGGCACTGACGCTCCCGTCGTATTTAGGAAGTTGCCCTGGTTGAGGATACGGAAGTCCGTGTAGGCAAACACGGTCTGGACCGACATCAGGGTGTCCTGATCGTTCCAGTTCATCTGCACCGACCTGACTTCCTTCGGGTACGCGTCCCTCAGGAGGTAGGTGAGGACTGTCCTCATCGTCGTGTCGTAGACCTGGATAGTCAGGTCTGTGACGTACGTGGACTTATACGCCATCTCGTAGGGGCCGGTGCCGGCGTCGTCGGACATCGTATCGTAGTCGTCGAACCGCACGGCCTTGTTGACCCACCCCTGGAGATAGGACAGGACTTTACCCTGCCCGTCGACGATGAAGGACAGGGACGAGTCGCCGAAGACGGGACGGAAAGCCATACGCTCCACAGGACCGTATCCATACCTGCGCACGTCCTGGGTAGAGAGGGCGACGTCTGGCAACTGGGCAGCATGGCAGTACATGGTCATGTCCCGTCCGGAAGCCGGCAGTCCTGCCGGTCCTTGGAAAGACGCCGTGAAGAGACTGGTCTTCAGGAATGACTGGTAGTTCATCCTGGAGACGAACTCGGACAGGCGGAATCCTCCTCCGGATGCCAGGTTCTGTACGTCAGAAACCGCGTTCTGGGCGTCTCCGATGAGACCTTCTATAGTTCCTAGGATGTCCATGGGCTATTTACAACCCCGTCGGACATATATAGGATGTGCCTCTTTCGCGGGTGTAGCTCAGGGGTAGAGCTTCGGATTTCCAATCCGCAGACACGAGTTCGATTCTCGTCACCCGCTCCATGAGGTTGGCACATGCTCATAGAAATTTCCGACATATATGACGATGACGACAGGTGGATCAAGGTCCTGGGAGTCAAGCTCCCGTGGCCGTTCCCCATAACCCATTCCCTCAGCAGTTCGTCGGCCAAGGTGTTCGGGAGAAGTATCTACGGAGGGAATGGCAAAAGCCGTCCCATCACGGACGCCTTCTTCAAGATATTTCGTGCCGCCAGCGACGCAAAGTACTGGTTCAAGTACAGGTTCGTGAAGGACCATAAGTACAACGTCGTCTACACCGACCTGAAGCCGGGATACTACGACATCGACACGCTCATGCTCCATGGGGTCATGGCCCTGGTGTGCAGGTACGTCGATGGCGAGAGGGGTGGAAGGCAGGATTTCCTGGACAGGATAGCCTGGTTGGAAGATGACTCCCAGCATAGGGAGGTCGACGCGGAGATGATCAAGGATGGGGAATTTGCCAAGTTCGAGAAGCAGGTCCTGGAGATCTACGACTGGTGGAAGACCGGACGTCACGTAGACCGAGAGCGGCGCAGGTTCCTCGTGAACAAATTGTTCGGATACAGAAAAGCCGAAGACAGGTTCGAGATCGTAGAAGGCACGAAGTTCTATCGCTTCAAGCCAAAGAAGTTCTCCGAGGAGGAAGAGAAGGAATACGTCGAGATGAAAGCTCTCGACGAGAAGATCGATTCCGATGAAACCAAGTACCTGAAGCTGGCAGTGGAACTTCGGGGAGGGATGTGGACTTGAAACTCTGGAGACACAGATGAACATCGGAAACATCGGGGACAGCGTCATCTGTCTTGGCATGGCGTGTGCGAAGGACCTGCCAGACATCGAGTATGAGTCCGTCGACTGGTCCGATGAGGAGTCCAGGAAGAAACCCCTGATCGATAGGCCGAAAGTCAAGAAAAAGAGGAGACCTGACCCGTATGAGTGCGACGTCTACTCGTTCCCTCAGCAGTGGGCTTCTACGGCCCTCGGTTTCGGGGGTATGGGAGGACAGGCCATGACGACGGCCCAGACCAGCATCATCTATACGCATGACATCGCCGCCGTGTACTTCGGGGTACGTCTAGCCTATATCGTCGTGAAGCCATCCACGAAGTTCTGGGATGACGTGAACGGTACCAGTATGGCGAGCGTGAAGGAAGCCCTCACGCGGTACGAGGGACTCCTCCGACCATCCGAGTGATGTGTTCTGAGATGACGTTGACCTTCTCCAGCCGTTCCTCGTGGACTGAGGCAACCGGCTTCCCGTCTGTCGTCTTCAGGTTGTAGTAGGGGATGCCTGAGGAGAATTTCCCGACGTAGGTCACCTTGGCTTGTTTGCCGCCGTGTACCCGTCCAGTCAGGATCTTGACGGTGTCGCCCTTGCGGATTAGACCTGGAGTCACGTCCTTCGCCGTGATGTTGGTGATTCCAAACTGGTCAGTCACGGCAGGGTCGTCGTAGACAGGGAACCCGCTCTCGCTGAGGAGTTTGGTTACCATTCGCACGGCCAAGGCCTCGTCCGTGGCCGACCCCATGGTCAAGTTGAATGATACTTTGAACTTCTTCGGCATCACTTCTCTCCGTTGATGATGGACCAGACTTTTCTGGTCGTTACGACTTCGCACTTCTCCATCACGTCCACGACACGCCTCTTGGGTATGTCGTAGTGTGGGTTCTTCCCGGTATGGAACCAATGCCTGCCGATGCCGAGGACCTCGGCCATGGCGTGCAGGTTCACCACCGAGTACGGCAAGCAGACCAGGTGTCTCTTCCTGTCGCAGACGTACTTCACCAGCCTTTTTCTTTCCGGTACTCGGCGATGAACGGAACCAGGTCTTCCGGCTCCTCGTCCTCTAGGTCGGAGCTGTACGTGACCAGGTCTACGGCGAGTTCCAGGTCTCCCATTGCCCGAAAGTCGTCGTCGTATCCGTTCTCGACGGCGTTGTCGAGGGCTTCGAAGATGCGTTCCTTGAGGCTCATGCGTTCTCCTATCGATCGAGGAACTGGTGTATGAACGGGACAGCCTGCGCGCCTTCACCGATCGCCGAGGCGATCCGCTTGACGGAACCAGACCGAATGTCTCCAGCCGCGAAGCAGCCTTTCAGGCTGGTCTCGTAGGGATTGGTGTATGCGTCTTTACCGGTTCGAACGAAGTGATGTTCGTCCAGGTCTATGCCGCACTCGTTCAACCAATATGTTCTCGGGATGGCGCCGATGAAGACGTACATCTGATCAACGCCGACGAGGTCCGTATGGCCGTCTTTGTAAGTCAGGACGGCCTGTTCAAGACAGTCGCCCCCCATGACCTTCGTGACGTCGCAGCCCTCACAGACCGTGACGTTCGGACGAGAACGGATGCGGTCGATAAGGTAGGTGCTCATCTTGTCGGTGATGGATGAACGAACCACTACCCTGACCTTCGTGTGGGGGTTCTCGGAGAGCTTCACGGCGGCTTGTCCGGCCGAATTAGCTCCGCCCACGATCGTAACCTCACGTTTCTTCAGGGGATGGTAGGTACCTGCGGGACGCCCGTAGAAGATGCCTCGACCCATCAGAGGAGCGATGCCTTCCGCGTCCAACCGACGATAGGAAACTCCGAGCGAGAGCAGGACGGACTTCGCCTCGAATTTCTGATAGTCATCCGTCGTTACCGTAAAGATGTCCTTGTCGTGCTCGAGCTTTACGGCCGAGACCGGTGCGACCATGTCGGTACCGAACTTCTTGGCCTGGGTGACGAAGCGAGTCATCAGATCGTCTCCCGTCACGCTCTCGGGAAACCCGGGATAGTTCTCGATGGCGGCGCTCTCACGTGCCTGGCCACCCATGGGGGTACCGGCGTCGAGGAGACGGACCTTCAGTCCTTCCGAGGCGGCGTTGATCGCGGCAGATAGACCGGCAGGTCCAGAGCCGACGATGAGCAGGTCAGATGTATCCATAGTGATTCTCCCTTCCAGTTGGGAGACCTTAATCTCTTCCGAGAATTAAGTACACTACCTGGGAGAGTTTATGATCTTCGTCGAGTTCGCCCACACGGCAGTTTTATTAAGTTTTTGAAATCTTTCCGTTGGCAAAAATGCGCACAATTCCCACTCCATCGGCGAGACGAAGATGAACCGGCTCCGGTAGTGGTTGGACAGGTACCGCTTCACGGTGGGGCCCATGTACTTGTCTGTGGATGCCTGGGACAGGACGGACCACGACAGCCTCAACCTGGTCTTCTCGTCTATGTTCTTGTTGGAAGCGAACTCATAGAGGAGATCCATGAGCCTGGCTCGGTGAACGGGGTGGAGATAGTGGAGGTTGACTCCGAGGAATCCGTCCTTCGTCTTCGAGAAAGGGAACACCACCGGGAACATGTCGTAGAAGGGTAGGGTCAGTTTGTGTTTCGGGTCGTACGAGAACATGTACATCGATCCCACGGATACCCTGTTCGTCATCTTGGAACCCTTGAAGAGTTCTGTCTCCTGGATCTGGGAGAAACCCATGGCGGTGTCTCGGAACCACTTTCGTGCCTCCTCTGTCTTTCCTGGGACGACTCCGCGTTCCTTCGCTGCCTTCAGCAGTCCAGTGAAATATCCGACTGTGCCTTGGCGTCTCTTAAAAAGGGCCACTATTTCCTCAACTTCCAGGAGCCTTCACCGGTTTTCGATAGGATCTGGAACTTCCATCCCCTATCTTCACAGTACTCCTTAGCGGCACGCCACTTCGCGTCGTTGACGGCATAGGTCACCGCTTCCCTTATGTACCTGTTACCCTTGCCTGGTTTCGGGGGTTGGGTTTGATTTTCTGGCTTGATCTCTATGATGACGGTCTCTACCTGTTTCTCCTCGTTCAACCTCCTGACCCACAGGTCTGGAAAATACCGATGGATCCTGCCATCAGTCGGACTCCTGTAGGGGATCGCGATCTCCTCGGAATTCCATTTCAGGACTTCCGGATGGGAATCCAGCATCATCATGACGTTGAGCTCCCATCCTGACCTGTAGACGATGTTGGAGGGGTTCCCAACGTATTTGTCCGGATTCTTGGGGCGAAAAAAGCCAGAAAGGTATTTCTTGGGCAAGGAACCACCGATAAATAGCTAGACTTCTATTTATCGGTGGACATGGACCCGTCTCGTTTCCTCTCTAGCCAAAGTCTCACGGCCCTCGGGGGATCCGTACTCGGGACTGCCTCCAATCTGAAAACTGGTGTCGACTCGGTGATCTCCGATACTTCGTCATTGTTTTCCGGTGCGACGAAACTATTCCAGGATGGATCTCCGGCGGCTCAGCTCATGAGCTATCCAGAAACGAAGACGGCGGCTTCTCAGGATAAGACGAACGGAGGAAGTTCCCTCCAGTATCCCCCTGACATGGGAAGGTACTTCATCCAGTTCGACTTCTTTAAGTACAAGAGACCTGCCCCCATGGACAAGGCCACGTCGGAAGCCAGGGGTACCATCACCCTCCCGATTCCCGATAACCTCGCCGAAGATTTCGCCATATCGTACGAAGACAAGCCTCTCGGGATTATCGGGAATATCGCCGATAACATGCAGAGGGCACTCCCCTACAACGGGGCAGGTTCTACGTCTCGACAGGTCGAAGCTGCTGCCTATGAAGCAGGAATCAGGGGTGTTGACGCCATTGCTGGCATCGCAGGAAATTTGACTGGCCTGTCTGGAAAAACGGAAGGTATCACCCTCGATACGTCTTCACTGTCGGGCGTCGTTGAGCAATCCCTAGGTGCTACCCCAAATCCATCCCTGGCTGTTCTGTTCGGTGGTGTTGGTTTTCGTCGACATCGCTTCGAATGGTTCTTTGCCCCGAAGACTTCATCCGAATCCCAGACCATCAGGGACATCATCAAGAACTTGAAGATGCACTCTCTCCCAGCTTTCTCCCAGGGAGTCACCAACATCCTAGATTATCCTGACATGGTGGTTCCGAGCCTGTTTCCATGGGCTTCTACGGATGGGACAGATACGTATGCCTATACGTTCAAGAAATGTGTCATCGACTCCATAAATTTTGACTACAACCCCATGAGATCTCCTACGTTCTTTACCGACACGAAGGCTCCCACGTTCATCAAACTGACGATGAACCTGAGGGAGATCGAGTACTTCACCTCCGATGACTTCGGTGGTTCCGGTTCCGCCCTCTCCGTCGGTGATGCCTTCCACCAGATGACGGGCGGGGTTAGATCAGCCCTTGCTAACGCCAAACTCCCAGGTGGTTTCTGATGGCTGGTAACTACTTCTCCAAGTTTCCAATCATCACTTATTCTGGAAAGAGATGTGTCGACATCTCAGCCAGACCGGCCATAACCGACCTCGTCTCGGAGAATTTGGCGGTCTTCTATCCCTTCACGCTGAGGGATGGGCAGCGTCCTGACAACGTCTCATACGATTACTATGACGATCCAGACATGGTCTGGCTCATCGCTCTGGCGAACGGGATGACGGATCTCTACTACGACTTCCCTCTATCCGAAGACGACCTGAATGGGTTCATCTCTAAGACCTATGGCTCGCAGCAAGCTGCCGACGACACCGTCCTCTACTTCAGAAACAACTGGGCTGCAGACGAATCGGAGATCTCCCCGGAGAGCTATGATTCCATGCCTCCCCAAGAAAAACGTTACTGGAACCCCGTTGCGACTGCAACCGGAGCAGTCATAGCATACACTAGAAAACAAGAGGACTGGATCCTATCGACTAACAAGGTAGTTTCCATGGTCTACGACTCCGTCTCTGGTACGTTCCAACCCGGCGAAGACCTCCTCTCGAACGGGATCAAGGTTGGATACGTTGTCGCCGTAGGAGACGGAACCATCACGGTTCAGCACATAGTGGGGGCTATCACCGAAGGGATGGCTTTGAGCGGAGGCGTGTCAGGAGCTACTGGTTCCCTGGTCTCGTTCACGATCTTGGCACAACCGATCCCAGACGGTGAAGCTTCCTACTGGTCTCCTGTCTCCGCGTTGGACTTCGAGCAGGAGAACAACCAGAAAAATCGATCCATCCGTCTCCTGGACAACAGGTTCCAGCAACAGGTGAAACAGCAGCTCAAGAAGGTAATGGGCTGATATGGCGGTCCAGAATCTAGCTCAGGCTGGAGACGTCCAGATCAAGGCCATTACCCTCTCCCAGCTTTCTGGAGGGAAGTCCGTATCTATAGCCCCTCAGGTCGTCGGCTTCTCCATCTATGAATCTATCATCAATCCGGTGATCACCGCAGAACTCATGGTCTACGATGCCGTAGATCTGCTCTACTCGTTTCCGATCATCGGTGAGGAAAAGGTATCCATTGAGTTCGCTACTGCTGGGTACGACGATACGGTCACCTATGACTTCATCGTGAATTCGGTTGAACACATCACCACGCTCTCCTACAATCGAGGAAAGTCCTACGTCATTCGGCTGGCATCAGAGGAGGTCCTGAAGAATGCCGGAACCCAGGTCAACAAGAAGTACAGCATGGAGGCGTCAGCCATCGTCCAACAGATCCTCCAGTCAAACCTCAATAGTCAAAAGAGCCTGGTGATCGATACTACCAAGGGCATCCAGGACGTCCTCGTCTCGACTCTCCGTCCCTTCCAAGCCATCGACATGATCAGGAGGAGGGCCATCTCGTCGAAATATGAATCGGCCTCATACTGCTTCTTCGAAAACCAAGACGGGTTCTCGTTCTGCACCATCGAGAAGATGATGGATGACGGCAAGGGTAGGATAGGCGACAAGCAGTTCGTCTTCGACGCCTCAGGTCGTGTCGACTTCACGGCGTCGACGTTCCGAAACGTCCTGGGGTTTCGGAACGTCTCCGCGTTCAACAACGGTATGAAGATCGGCCACGGCTCTCTCAGGAACGTCGTTAGGAAGTTTGATTTGCTCACGGGGGCTGTGACGAAGGTGACCTATGATAACCTCCAAGACCAGGGCAAGTTCAAGTTCGCCACGGACGACGCCATCGGTCTGAACACATCCGATTTCGAAGGGAAGTACGGCGACGACACGTCCACTAACCTGATGATCCCGGCATCAGCCGACCTGCCGGAGAACTACATGGGAGACTATGCGGGAAAGAGGCAGGCCTTTGCTGGGAAGATCTCACAGAACCTTTATCATGCCCATGTCTACGGAGACTCGAAGATGAAGGCCGGAGACGTCATCACCATCGCAGTACCTACGACACTCGGAACAACCGATAAGCAGGATCAGGCCAGGCTGACGTCAGGTAACTACCTGGTGGCGAAGCTTCGCCACATCGTGGGTAGTTCCGCGTCGGCGGGGAGGAGGGTCTACACGCAGTCCCTCGAACTGGTCAAGGGTACCTATGAAGACAACTCCTAGCCGCATCCGCATGCCGTATTCCAGATACCGGGATCTTCTTCTGAGGGGTTCGGGTTATCTTGTTTCCACAGGGCCATCCTATCGGAGACTGTAGCCAGGTTCTCCAGGGTCCTCTTCGTCGTGAAGAAGTCTTCTTCAGGCAAAAGGAACGCCTGTTCCCTGAGGGCCCTGGCCAACGCCTTGTACTCCTCCGGAGTCATCTGTTCCTCCTCGAGAAGACCATTCTCGACACCTTCCTCAGGATCTCGGCCTCTTCAGGATGAGATCGGCCATATTTGCTGACGAAGAGATCGATGGCGTTTGCTATCTGGTTGGCTGAGTGGGGAATATCGAGATAGATCTCACCCTCGTCCAACGGCTTGAAGGCAACGATGTCACCGTCGTTGCCGTCATGGGACCAGCGCAAAGCATCTCGATCCCCTTCGTTGGCAGAAAATAACTTATGGCTACCTCTCAACATGATCATCATCCGAGAGAACCTCGGAGGAGTCACACTTCCTCTCCATTCCGTCCATCCTGCGGGAATTCCTTTCTTGATGACACGGTACCCCACGACGTCACCGCCGGTCTCTTCGTGTTCCCACACGATTTCTTCTACTTGGCCTTCCCTTTTATCACCATCTCTGTCGATGACTTCGACTTCGTCGTTAAGGGACAGCTCGGAAGGATAGATGTTGTCGTTATCGTCTTTGGATGAGTTCGTCGTGCTAGGAACCCACTCCGTGAAGTCGTCTGGTATCTCGACTTCCGATTCTTCCGTTTTTCCCTCCTTTTCGACGACGAAGAAGGCGATGACGTCGTCGACATCATCCGTCCAATGCCATACGATTTCGCCAGCCCTCTCGGCATCCCTAGTTGACCCATCTCGATAGAGGACGTTTACTCCCGTATCCCTATCGACGCCTCGGGGCATGTCGCCCTTCATATCAGACGAATCACCTCTCCACGCCCTCCACCCAGGAGGGGGTAGGACTTCGTCAGGAGCTGAACGATAGTAGACGACGTCGTACGTGCTCGCGACTGAGCCAGGAGGGTCCAAGTTCCATGAGACATCTTCTGGATCGTCGTGAGTTTCTGAAGTATTGTTACGAAATACGACTTGGATTCTGCCCCCTTTCGGCAAGTCCCGAGGCGGCGTATCTGCGTTTCCGGGGTTTCCACCCCAAGCAATCCATAACCTGTCTATGACTGGCTTGGATTTTGCAGGAGAAGCCACTGCGGGTCGCTGGCTTGCCCCCGCAGTCTCGTCGTTGTGGAGGCGCCAGGAAACGATGTCCGAATCCATCGGATTACTACGATGCCGCCACGTCCAACTTCCGATCCTCCCGGCTTCGTTTACGACTCCGTTACGAAACATGATGTCGACACGCACGGAAGCGTCGACGCCCGGGGGACGGTCCTGCTTGCCGTCCCAAGGCTGCCACGCCGATTCGGCTGTTTCGACATCTTCCTGGTCTTCATCGAGAACGTAGAATGACATCAGTGCACCACGGGTTTCTGGCCAGGGGGCACGCTCATGCGGTGGTCCAGAACGGCGGTCGTCGTGTCGACGTATTCCGCCAGGACTGGTTTCTGCAGGTCATGCATGGGGGACATCTGCTCCAGCATCTTTCGATACGTCGGGGCCATGGGGTCGTTCGGGAACGCCTCGAGCGCTGCCTCGAGGGAATGGGTGAGCATACAGAGACCCTCGGCGACCTTGGACGCCAGAGTCACCGACATCACCCCCTCGATCGTCTCCTTCACCCCCTCTGGGGCTCCGTCGAGGTCCTCGCGGATGGAATTGACCGAAGATCCGAAACCCTTTAAGTCAATGGCCATTATCCGACCTTCCTCTGCTGGATCTTCTGTGCGACCTGGGCCATGTGGTTTGCGATACGCGACTGGAGGCTGATGTACTCAGCTTCGAGCTTCGGCCATATCTTCCTGGCCTTTCGCACTGCCTCATAGGCGAGTTCCGACTCGTCGAAGGACATCGAGAACGGCGAGTCCTGGGTGTCCGTGGAGATCTTCTTCTCGGCGATCAGACCCATGAGAGCGTACTTGATCGTCTTCTTGGTCAGACCGACACGGCGCATCTCAGAGAGGGTTCCCGACGGGTTCTTGTACCCGATCGCGGTCATCGCCTCGCTGTCGCTGATGTTCTTGTGCTTGAGGAGGTTGAACAGGTACTCGACGTCGTTGACGTCCACCATGTCGAACGTCCTCGTGGACTTCACTGAGTTTTCGTTTGTCGTTTCCATCATGGGGGTGCTCCTTCCTTGGAAACTTCTATCCTAAGACTTTCTTGATGGGTTGTACACCGCATCCTCCTGAGTTCTCCATGCCGAGAGCCATGATGACCTGGACGTCCCTACTGGACAGACCAAGGTGTTCATTGATCATCCTGGACAGGTCGTCCACCATTTCCGTGGAGAATCCGTCGGTAAGGAACGACAGGTCGAACACGCCTCTGTTCCAGATAACTACGCTGAAACTCCCGTTGTTGATGTTGACGAAGGCCTTCGAGGCCTCGCCGAACGAGTTCTCGACCATGGCGACGATGTCAGATGCCTGTAGCGTTCTCTTCTTGACCGGTATCATGGTGTCCTCCTGACGGGTCTGGGGCAGGAGCCGAAGCTCCCACCCCATCCCGTGGCCGACCGGAGCACCCGAGGCGCCGGCCAGTCTTGTTACGCTGCGACTTTTTTCCGGGTCGCAGCGGTATCTTTCTTCACTTCATCCACCTTCTTGGTGACCTCGCCGATGGTCTCGCGGATCGTACGGGACGCCGAAGCCGCGGCTTCGGCGTTCTTCGAGGCCGCCATCAGGTTGCCGATCACGTTGATCTTCAGGTCGTGGCTCAGCTCCTTGATGCCGTTTATGGCAGTGATGGTGTCGTCGTCGAGACCGACGTTTTCCTGGATGACGGTACCCAGGGCGCGGCCGAGCTTCTCGTAGGAGTTCATCTCCGGCTTGGCGCCATTGAGGAGCTCCAGGTGACGCTTCATGCCGTTCGCTGCTGTGACCAAGTCCTCGGGGGTGATGTGATCGTCACCACGACCGATCATGCCGAGTTTCGAGCGCTCCACGACCTCGCGGATCGTCGAGGGCTTCTGACCCTTGAGGGCATCGGCCACGCTGGTCATATCGGAGTCCTTCGCCAGGAGTCCGCGCGAGTAGTTGAAGACCAGCTGGATGACGGCCTTCTCCTGTGGCGCCCTGATCGAGATCACCGAGTCGAGACGTCCCGGACGCAGCATGGCTTTGTCCAGCTTCTCGACGAAATTGGTGGTCAGAACCGTGATCACCTTGGAGTTCTTCGAGAGGACACCGTCGATCGTGTTGATGATGTCGTTGGCGCGATTGTCACGGATTTCCGTGACGCGATCCACGTCTTCGGCGAACACGACGGCCGGCTCGTAGCGCTGTGCGAACAAGAGGGCGTCCTTCAGGCCGCGGACGTCGTCCAGGACGATGAAGGTCCAGCCGTTCTGGACTGCGATCAGGCTGGTCGTGTTGGCCAGCATGGTCTTGCCGATGCCGTACTCGCCTTCGAGCAGGTTCGTGCGCTTCAGCGGTATGCCGTTCTTCAGGGCTTCGGCCGTCTTCTGGATCGGAGTCCAGATGGATGCCTGGACCTGACTGCGTTCGTCGTCGTTCAGGACGAGCTCGTCCGGGTTGATGTAGGCAGTCGGAAGGAACGCCGGCGGCGTGTCGAAGTCGACGGTGCCGTCGGTCTTCGCGACGAGTCGGATGGCCTTGCCCTTGTAGATGGAGTCGGACTTCAGGATCTCCTTCGTCAGCTCGACGAGCTCACGAACGATGTGCATCTCCTTCTTCTTGACCATACCGGAGACGACGAACTGCGGTCCGTACTTGCCCTTCTTGGCGCCGATGGTGAGGTTGTTCTCGATGCCGGGGATCTTGAACTCGCCCCAAGGAACCTGCACGAAGTCCTTGTCGGAATCCGGACCGGTCTGGATGGTGAGCAGCGACGGCGGGATGGGGCCGAAGAAGCTCGGAGTCGGACGTGCGGATGCCCAGCCGTAGAGGTTGCGCATGGCAGAGAAGAAGGCGACGGCCGCGTCGTGGGGATAGGCGTCGACGACCTGGGTCGCGTCCATCTCGACGTTGTCGTCCTCGAGCTTGCGCTGGAGAGTTTCGATCGCCGCTTCGGTGTCCATCGGACCGGGTTCTGCCGGCAGGATGATCTTGCGCCCCTTGTGCTCGATCTCGGGATCCTCGTGTTCCCAGTTGACGGCCTTTCCGGTCATCATGGCGTTCATGAGGTCTTCGAACTTGGCGTGACCGGCTCGCAGGTTTACAGTCTCCTGCCGCCGGCCTTTCGTGGTAGTCTCAGTCATTGGTGCTCCTTGTCCGATGGCGAGGGGCTGCTCGCTGGACATGAGTTGGTTATTCCCAGCCCGGAATGCTAGTTGATGGATGGTTTTTCCATGCTGTCGAATATGGATAGGAAACCATCGTAGATACGAACGACGTCCGGCGGCTGCTCGATGAGTTCTCCGGCCGAGATGGTTTTTTGTCCATCCTTCTCGACTGGGCCGACGAAGAGTTGCTTCTTGCCCATTCGGGTCGCTCCTGCGACCATGTAGGCATCCTTCTTGTTGGGGGCATGTCTCGGCTGGACCAAGGCATCACCCTTTTCGAATACCGCCGCCCAGATCTCACTCATCACGCAGTAGGCTATCGCATTGCGGTCCGTGAAGATTTGGATGAGTAGTTCCTTGAGCAGGTTCGGTGGTACGTTAGGAGAAACGACCACGGACATCTCACCTTCTTCATCCAAGAAGAAGAACGTCGGTCCTGAGATATTTTCCCCGGATTCGAGTTTGTTCTTGGCGAGGATCTTGACTCCATCGAGGAGTTCTTCGTAGTTCATCACCTTCTTCTTGAAGGCCTTCTCGACGTCCTCGGCTATTTCCTTCACCTCTTTCGGGGAATTGGAATCGACTTCTTGATAGTCAGACATCTGCGGGTTGCTCCTTGTGAAGTCCTCGGTACGTGAGACTGATCCGAGGGTTGACGTGGCCTGGCGCCTTCGGGATCCTGTGCAGCCACTTCTGCTGCATCCCGGCGTGCATCAAGAGAAGCGATCCGCTCTCCAGCCACTGGGTTTGTATCTGTGCGGCTAGCATCCTAGCCCTGAACGGGCACTCCTTGCCGTGTCCATTGATGCTGCCGTTGATCTGGGGTTCCGACACCCCGCAACCCACACACCTGCTGTAGGGGTTGCCTCCACCGATCTTCTCGGTCTCGTAGTCGGTGTGGTACGCTCCGTCGAAGTCTGGATCGATCGGTCTAAACTGGATGGCTCTGGGTCCACCGAGCGTGACGACCGCTATCGGTCTGGTGTGGTCGATGTTTTGGTCATCGTCTGAGTGCCAGCCGAGGGCGTCGTTGCCGTCGTTGTACATGTTCAGGAAGCAACCCTCCAGGGTCGGAGATATGTGGTTGTTCCTGCACACGAGGTCGTCTATAAAATCGATGAGAGGATGCCCTGCCTTGGAATCATAGGTCCTGGCCCCTCGACCTTTTCCGTAGGTGTAGGGCCTTCCGAAGACGTTCGTCCAGTATTCATGCCGGGGGGCGTCTTCACGCCTCTCCCAGTTTAGGTCATCGTTGAGGTCCATGAAGTACATGGTGGCCTCCTTCCGGGGAATGAAACCCCCAATGTACTCGACAGGCGCGTCAACCTTCATGACCAAGTTCTCTGGGGAAAAGCGCGTCTTCCCGATCTCAGGAATGGAAGGTATACACTTCCCAGGAAAAGTAAACAGCCTCGGGGGAGCAATAAATATGCCATGGCCAGCAACAGAATAGGCGAGCAGGGTGTCCGCTGGTTCGTGGGCACGGTTGAGGACGTGGATGACCCTAGGATGCTGGGGCGAGTTCGTGTGCGCTTCCACAACGACCATGCCGATAATTCCATCGCCACCGAGGACCTCCCGTGGGCTACTCCCATCAACGGTATCGGTTCCGCATCATTGGCCGAGGTGGGTGATAGCCCAACGGGTATCCAAAAAGGAACTGGGGTGTTCGGGTTCTGTCTCGACGGCCACGAACGCCAACTGCCTCTCATCTGGGGCACGTACGCCAAGATCCCAGACAACGACGACTCGAAGCATGATGTGTCGAGACTCGCTCGTGGAATCAATTCTATCCAAAACACTCAGGAAGGTCCTGAGCCAGAACCTGCGTATGCAGCAAAGTATCCGTACAACAAGGTCACTCAGACGAGATCCGGGCACGTCATCGAGATGGATGATACTCCTGGGCATGAACGCATTCGCATCTACCACAAGTCTGGTTCGTATGAAGAGACGAACGAAGACGGCAGGTTCGTTAGGAAAATCGTAGACGATGGTTTTGAGATCGTCGTCAAGGACAAGACCGTGTACGTAAAAGGCGACTACAAGGTCGAGGTCAAGGGTGATCTCACCTACGACGTCTCGGGTGACATGAAGGTCACGGTAAAAGGCGACTACTCTCTGTCAGTGGAAGGGGATTCTTCTCTCGACAGTCGAGGAGAAACACAGATCACCGGTTCCGACGTGAGGATCAACGAGTGACTGGAAGTCCTAACACATTTGTAAACGGCAAGAGGGTTCTTCGCGAAGGTGATGTGACTGGAGAAGGTGGGCCTCCTGGTCCGTCAGGCCCGATTGGACCTATAGGCCCAACGGGTTCTCCCGGCCCGACTGGACCGACAGGTCCTGCTGGAGATCCGGGTCCAAATGGGCCGGCTGGATCTCCAGGTCCTACGGGACCTGCTGGTACTGATGGATCTCCAGGTTCTCCGGGACCGACTGGACCTATAGGCCCAACGGGTTCTCCCGGCCCGACTGGTCCCACGGGACCAACAGGTTTGACGGGAGGTCCTGGCCCAACTGGTCCTACTGGACCTGCTGGTACTGATGGATCTCCAGGTTCTCCGGGACCGACTGGACCTACTGGTTTGACCGGCGATCCTGGTTCTACTGGTTCTCCCGGCCCTACAGGTCCAACAGGTTTAACGGGGGGTCCTGGCCCGACTGGTCCTACTGGTCTTACTGGCCCAACTGGTTCTCCGGGACCGACTGGACCTACAGGTTTAACGGGGGGTCCTGGCCCGACTGGTCCGACTGGTCCTACTGGTCTTACTGGCCCAACTGGTTCTCCCGGCCCTACAGGTCCAACGGGCCCAACAGGCCCGAGTGGTGTGAACTCTCTCACCTCGGGGCACATCTATGTCGGAAATTCTTCGGGGATCGCTGCAGACGTCGCCCTTTCTGGTGACGTTGCCCTTGCGTCCAATGGGCACTCGAACGTCGTCTCGATCTCTGGAACTACAGTCTCCGGAACGACCGGTTCTGGAAATGTCGTGTTCGACACCCTGGCATCCCTGCATGGAAACACCTCGATCGTCGGGGGAACCCTGGATCTTTCGGATTCTGCATCAGGAAAAATCAAGTTCCCCTCTACGGCATCAACATCTTCGGACGCCCACACCCTCGATGCCTATGAAGAAGGTACGTGGACTCCGTCACTAAACCGTGTTTCTTCATACTCCCTCCAGCTTGGTTACTATACCAGGAATGGAAATATCGTCACCACCACATTCAGCATGATAAGTTCCGGTGCAGCTACTTCCGGCAACGTGACGTTCGGTGGGTGGCCGTTCGCGGCTCAGAATAATGGAACGAATGGAAGCCTCCATGCGTTCTTCTCGGCATGGACAGGAATCACGTTGACCGCAGGCTATACGCAGCTGTCCATGGCGGCAGTAACCATATCAAACTTCCTGAGACAGAGCGGAAGTGGGGTGGCTTATTCCACGGTCAACGGTTCAGCGGTGGCGAACCCCATGGAGATACATGGCTTCGCTACCTATACGATCCCGACATAAGTACTTGGAAAGGACACATGATGGTAGAGACCACGGCTTCTTACATCGAAAACATCTCTTCGAGCCAGTTCGTCGTAGAGGTGCTGGTCAAAAAGATCAAGTTTGATGATGCCGGGAACTTGTTGTTCTACGGAAACCACAGGACTTCCTTAGATCCGGAAACTCCTGTCGACCTACAGCTAGCCTTCGTGAACAACAGCCTTCAGTTTCTGGGATTCGATGGCATACCATCTGAAGACTGGCAAAAAGTAAGGGATGAGGTGGCCAGGGTATTCACCCCAGAGGTCGTCGCTGAGTACCTTCAGTCAGTCACCACAGGCGGGGCTTCTTGAACTGAGGGTTCCTCAAACCTACGCCAATTGAGCACCATGACGGTTTCGAACGGCGGGTCATACGCCTTGAACGCCGACTCGTTGTGGTGTTTCAATATAGCTTCCTCCAGATCTTCGATCCGATCTATATCAGTTATGGGATGCTCCGCCTTGACGACGGTGCGTCCATGGCCCCCGGAAGAGGCCGTCGTGAACGTGTATGAGACGAAGTACTTGATCACTCGGTAACCTCCGTCTTCAGGACGTCCAGGTAGAACTGAGCCCTGTCCTTGATCCCCTTATCGATCGTCGGTTCACTGATGATGGCGTTCATGAACGATGCTGCCGTATCCAGGAACTTCAGCATGACGTAGAGGGTGGAGTTCATCTTGCCGACGTTCGGTACCTCCTGATACCCTTCCTCGCCGTTGATGAAGCGATCGTTGTCGAATATCCTGGCACGGACCACGTCGATCCATGGACCTGAACGCTCCTTCACCTCAAAGGTTATCGGAGCCCCAGGGTCCATGATGACGAGTTCAACGATCTCTAGGTCTGAGAGGTCGGTTCCAGGAGTGACCGTCGGCGCCTCGAACGAGGCTTCCCACCATGGGACACCTGCCAGGACCAACTCCGCGTATGCCTTCCGACGGATCATCCACGGAGACGTGTCCGATGTGCTCGTCTGAGGATACAGGCACGGGAACGTCTCTTCCGTGTTTGTTTCTTCAGGTCTGATGCGGCCGAGGCGAAGGTAGACTCCGTCGCTCTTCCGGCGGATGGCGAAGAACTTCACTGGACTATCTCCGGTTCCACCCCTGCCAAGCACACCACATCGAACGCATGGGGTTGAACCAGCACGGTGCCTTTCGGACACCGATAGTGGGTTTCCTTGGTCGATACCTTGACGAGGTTTGACAGGGACAGGCACGTGGCGGTGGCGATCACCACGAGCGTGCCGACTACGATATACAGAACTTTTCTCGGGGTCATCAGTTCTTCTCCGGGTGGTAGTTGCCGTCCCCGTAGGCGTAGCTTTTCGGGAAACGGAAGATGAGGTCGATGGCTTTACCGAACTCCAGGTGGAAACGCACGAACGGCATCTCCTTGGAGTGCGTGAGGTGGTGCTTCATCCAGCGGTGGTTACCGTCGAGGATGTTTGGTTCGACAGAGATCAGGCACGGCTTCAGCAGGAGAGAGTCCGGCATGGCGTGAACCTTGTCCATGGCGATCCGTTGGTGGGGCTTCACCCATTCCGGATCGATCTTACCTTCCGTGACCCTCACGCCTTCGGCTCTGGCGAAGGAGATGAGTTCAGGCGTATCCTCCTCGTCGACTTGAGGCATGATCTCTCTGGGGACGTAGAAGGGCAGGAACTCCCCACCCTTCCGGTATATCCCATCGAGGCCTATCTCTCCTCCTGTCGGAGCGTGACGGTCCAGAGGCCTGAGCCACCAACCGTTCTCGTTCTTCAAAGGGAAGTTGGGGAGCATCAGCTGACACCCCCCATTTCCTTGCACTCGTCGACGAACGCCTGGACGAGCATGACGACCAGGATACCGCCGCCGAGGTAGAAACCCATGAGGATCTCATGGGTCCACAGGACCGGCGATACCAAGATGTACACGTCGTGGGCGTGCTCATGCAGGCGATGGATGAACCGCTTGCAGGTCGGGGTGATGTACGTCATGTCCATGGCGTTCCCCTTTCTCATAACAATAGGGAAACCACAGCGGCACCCCTTCCTCTGGACAACAGGCTTCCAACCTCGTTATCTCATGAGAAACCATATTCGTTCTGACAAATAAGTACACCCCTGTTCTCAAATAAATAGCAGGTTTCCAAGGAATCAGCGGCTGATGGCGGATACGTTCAGGGTCGACAGGTACACGGCCACGGCCAAGAAGTCCGAGATCTACTCGGACTTCACCACGGACTTCACCCCCCACCCAGATACCGGGGACCTGGTGCGGTCAGTAAATGAGGATTCCGTCAAGAGATCCATGAGGAATCTCATCAGGACCAACCGGTACGAGCGCTTCTTTTCTCCGGCCAAGGGTTCGGACGTAGAGGCGACGCTCTTCGAGAACATCACCCCCCAGAGTCAAGCCAAGCTCCAGACGGGGATCCGTAACCTCATCGAGAACTATGAACCCCGGGCCAAACTGGTGTCGGTCACGGTCGATGCATTTCCTGAGAAGAACGCATACGTCATCACCCTGGTCTTCTACACGGTCAACAAGTCCGAGCCCCAGACCCTCCAGCTTCCCCTCTACAGGTTGCGGTAAATAGGCCATGGCAGCGAACTCCTCACTCGACCTCACTTCCCTAGATTTCCAGGACCTCAAGGAACGTTTCAAGACGTTCATGAAGTCCCAGGATAGGTTCAAGGACTATGACTTCGAAGGCCCGAACATCTCGGTGCTCCTCGATGTCCTCACATACAACACCTACATCAACGCCTTCAATTCAAACATGCAGATCTCCGAGGCCTTCCTGGACTCTGCACAGCTTCGCGACTCCATCGTCTCCTTGGCGAAAGAACTCAACTACATGCCCAGGTCGTTCCGATCGGCGGTTGCGTTCGTTGACGTGACTGTTGCAACCGGAGATTCGAACGTCGCTCTCCTCACGATGCAGAAAGGTACGACGTTCACCGGTAAATCTGGTTCGAACAACTACACTTTCCAGACCGACCAGAACCTCGTGGCTTCTGGAAACAACGGCACTTTTCTCTTCTCCAACGTAGCCCTCTATGAGGGCATCTCGGCTAACGATTCCTTCGTCATCTCATACGCCTCCGAACCGCAGAAGTTCGTGCTCTCCAACCCAAACATCGACACGCAGAGCCTGGAGGTCGTGACCATTGAGAACCAGGGCTCTGACCTCTTCAACTACCAGTTCAGTCAGACCCTCCTGGATCTGACCAGTAACTCGACTGCTTATTTTCTCCAGGCCGTCGAGGACGGTAAGTACCAGGTGTTCTTCGGGGATAACATAGTCGGGAGGAAGCCTGCGGACGGGTCCGTCGTCGTAGCGTCCTATCGGATCAGCTCCGGAGAACTGCCGAACGGGATCTCTAAGTTCACCCCCGACTCCACGATACAGGGATATTCAAACGTCTTCGTGGGGACTGTGGCTTCAGCGGTAGGAGGAGCCATCTCGGAGAGCAACGAGTCCGTTCGTTTCAATGCCCCGCGGGCTTACTCCACCCAGGAGAGGGCCATCACGGACTCGGACTACGAGACCCTCCTTCGAACCACCTTCCCAGAGATAGTGGCTGTCGTCGCCTATGGTGGAGAGGAAGTCGTGCCTCCACAGTACGGGAAGGTGTTCATCTCGATCCAACTGGCTGGATTCGACGGGACGCCGGCATCCAAGGTCGCCCAGTACAAGGCTTTCCTCTCCGGTCGAAGGGCTCTCGCCATCCAACCCCAGTTCGTCGATCCTGACCATACCTACATCTCCGTCTCGACGGCCGTCACCTACAACATCAACGAGACCGACATCACGGCGGATGACGTGACGGCATACGTCATATCTGCAATCCAGACATACAACCTCCAGGAGCTCGTGGACTTCAAGTCCACCTTGCTCTATTCCCGCTTCGTGGGAGCGATCGACGATTCACACCCTTCCGTGGTATCGAATGAAACCGACGTTCTCGTCATGAAGAAACTGACGCCACGTTTCGGCGTGGCTCAGAACTTCAACGTCTCCTTCGGCATGTCCCTAGTTGACGACCTGGTTCCGGAAACCCGTCTCGTCCATCCGGCGAGTGCCGAGCACGCCATCTCGAGCTCCAGGTTCGTCTACAGGGGCCAGTCAGTGGTCCTGGAAGACGACGGACTCGGGGCGATCTGGCTTGCTTCGACCCGTTCGGATGGATACCACAGGATGTTCCAGGCTGGTAAGGTTGACTATGCATCCGGTGCAGTCACCCTTTCGTCCCTCCTGGCTGATTCATATCAGGGGGACTCCATTCGTCTCTATGGCCGCCCGTCCCAAAAGGACGTGACCGTGTCTGGAAACGTCATCCTAGAGATCCCCTCCGACGAGATACAGGTTACGGTAACGGCGGCCCGCATCTGATGCGTTCAATCCCAAAGACCATCAGCAACCTCGTCAGAAGCCAATTCCCTGATTTTTACAGGGAAAATGGCGACAACTTCATTGCTTTCGTGGAAGCATATTATCAATGGCTTGAGACCGAAGGTCCGCTCTACAACTCCCGACGTTTCATGGAGCTTGTCGACATCGATCAGACCATAGATGACTTCGTTATCCATTTCAAGAAGGCATACCTCGACGGAATCCAGTTCGATACCCTCACCGACAAGAGGCTGTTGGTCAAGAGGGTCATCGATCTCTATCGATCCAAGGGCACAGAGAGGGCAGTACAGCTCCTCTTTCGTCTCGTGTTCGCCGAGGACATCGAGCTCTACTACCCGTCCAAGGACATCTTTGCCCTGTCAGATGGTACTTGGAACGTACCGACATACCTCGAGGTGACTCGTCAGGACCGTAATTCGTCGTTCGTCGGGAAGCTCATCACCGGGGTCACGTCAGGGGCAACGGCTTTCGTCGACAGGATAGTTCGGAGGGTCGTCAAAGGCAGGTACGTCGACGTCTTCTATATCTCTGGAGATACCCTGGACTTCCAGACCGGGGAACTCCTGAAGGTCGACGACGACCTCACCGACGTTCCTACCGTCATAGGGTCCCTCTCGGACTTCTTGGTGGTCGATGGTTCGGTTGGTTTCAAGGTCGGAGACATCGTCGACGTGCTCTCCAGATACGGTACCGGTGGAAAAGGCAGGGTCAGCCAGGTCCAGGACGTGACCGGGATCGTCTCCTTCACCCTACGCGATGGGGGATGGGGGTTCACGAACACGTCGGTAGTCCTCGTGTCCAACGCCGTGGTATCCATCTCCAACACGAGCAGCCCAGGTTTCCAGAGGTTCGAGGAGATCTCGTTCACGTGTCCTGCGAACTCCGACGTCGTCACCGCAAACCTCATGGCCGTCTCTTCGAACTCGGTCGTGCGCATGAGCGGAGTGACGGGAAGGTTCTCTCCTGGGGAGACCATCGTGTTGGGTGATTCCGTTGAAGCCACCGCCCTCCTGGTGTCGGACTCCGTCAACTCAACCCTGTCCAACGTCACGGTGACTAACGTGGTCGGAGACCTGTCGGTCGGTCTCAGGGCCGTCGGTCAGACGTCAGGAGCTGTCGGAAACGTCGCCTCATACGACACGACCGCCGGTATCCTCAACGTCAACGGTTCGCTCACGACGGACTACACCGAAGTCCTAGGACTTCGTTCCAACACAACGGCTACGCTGACCAACATCTTCACTGGTACAGGAGCTACGTTCCGAATCGGTCGTCTAGCCAACACCGAGACCGTATTCCTCAACACGGACTCCATCGACGCCTACAGAGGGGTCGCTCTCGACGCCTCTGCCTATGGTTTCCCAGGAGACCCGTCTGCCAACGCGTCGAGCCCCCTGCTTCCAGCCCTTACCTACGAGAGCTTTGAACTCGGCACAGTCCAGACGCTGGTCGGTATCAACCCCGGCCACAACTACAACGTCTCCCCGTTCGTGTTCATCTACGAACCTTTCATCGCAGGCCTGGAGAAGAAGGACTACATCATCCAGGTCGCCAACGTTTCGGGCCACTACGTCCTGGGAGAAACCGTTACGCAGGCTCCCCCGGTGCCAGACGACTGGGCTCAGCTATCGGTGGCGGACGCCGAGGACTTTCTCTTCCAGGAAGCGGTGTACCAAGAAACCGCCGGATCGAACACTGCCGTTGGAACTGTCCAGGGGATCACGTCAGGGATCCTGCTCGTCGAGACCGTGTCTGGGTCGTGGCAGGCCAACGACGACGTCCTCGGACTCGTCTCGTCTGCCTCAGGCAACGTCACCTCCGTGGCGACCTCCGGAGTCTTCGGTTTCGCCCAGGGTTCCATAACGGCCAAGGCCAACGGCGTCATCCACGTCAGGCGTCTCTCCATCTCCGCCGACTTCGTTGCCGGCGCCAACGTCGTCGGTAGCCTCTCCGGGGTCTCGGCGAACGCCATATCTGTCGCTGAGGATCCTGATTCTCTTCCGGCAGGCCTGAACGCAGTCGTCGTCGCCAACGTCTTTTCAGGAAACGGTTCCGTGGTCTCCCTGGACGTCGCGGCGTCGGGTCTCGGCCACGCCAACAACGAGCTCATCACGTTCACATCCCAGGATGGCCTTCGTTCCGGAACTGCTCGAACTGTTCTCGGCAGACAGGGACACGCTGAGGGGTTCTATACGTCCTCCAAAGGGTTCCTGTCCTCCGATAAATACCTCGCAGACGGGGAGTACTACCAGGACTTCTCGTATGAGATCAAGTCGAGCCTGGACGTCGACAGGTACGCCGACATGGTGAAGAGAGTCACCCACGTCGCCGGCACGAAGATGTTCGGCAGGGTCGTCAAGGTCTCTGAAGTGCAGGGGCAGGGCAACGTCGTCTCGGCGAACGTAACGCAGACAGGAACGTGATGGACAGCACGAAGCAGCTCATCCTCAACCCCTACAGGTTGAACAACGCCGAGAGGTTCGTGGATTCCTTTACGGCGACTCCGAATACCGTCTACTTCGTCTTTGCCGGGAAGACGACGTCCTATGCGAACACGGACACCGTAGTTCCTGCCGTCGACGATACCCTGGTGAACGGCCTCTTCGATGCCTACCAGCAGATGGTGTTCGGCAAGCACGTCCGTCCCCAGGACGTGGCGTTCGTCGTCACCCGCCGGGACTGGGTTTCCGGTACCGTCTACGACATGTACGACGACCAGGTCGAATCACTCGAGGACAAGGCGTTCTTCGTCTGCGTCCAGGAGGATGATACCAGGTACGTCTACAAGTGCCTGGACAACGCCGGAGGGACTCCCTCCACGTCCCAACCAACCTTCTCGGATACGTCTGCAGCCGATTCCTACTACAGGACCGGAGACGGGTACCTGTGGAAGTACATGTACCAGATCGACTCCGGGGACTTCGCGACTTTCTCCACTCCTGACTTCATCCCTGTCGTCGAGGATCCGGACGTCACGGCCAACGCCGTGTCCGGTGCCATCGACGTCATCAGGGTCGACAAGGGGGGCTCTGGATACAACAACTACGTCTCCGGCCAGTTCAACGTCGACGACATCCAGTCCGGAGCCAACGACGTCGTCTACGGCATCTCGTCCAGCGCCCTCTCGGCCAACCACGTCTACGACGGCTGTTGGCTTGTGGTCACATCCGGTCTCGGCGCCGGTGAATATAGGACCGTTACCGACTACTTCGTCAATACCTCCGGTAAGTTCGTCGTCGTCGACACGGCCTTCGACGAGACCCCGGCCGCCACCTCGACCTACGAGGTCAGCCCGAAGGTCTTCATCCAGGGTGATGGCCACCAGACTTCCCAGGCCGCAGCCAGGGCTCTCGTCAACGCAGCCTCTGGAAACGCAGTCTGGGGGATCGAGATGCTTGACAGGGGGGCTGGATACCACAGGGCCAGTGCCCAGGTCCTCGTCTCAGGAACCGTCGGAGTCACGAACGCCGCCGCGCTCACCGTCATCTGTGGACCCAAGGGAGGACACGGGGCTTCATCGACCCGTGAGCTCTACTGCTCCGCCGTGGAGGTGTCCGTCACGTTCGCCAACACCGAGTCGAACACCATCTCTACGGACAACGACTTCAGGGTCGTGGGTCTCGTCAGGGATCCCCTCTGGTCCAACGTCACGGTGACCACCGCAAACCAATCCGGCAACTTCGAGATCGGAGAGGCCGTCACACAGGCCAATACCGGGGCATCCGGTATCGTGTCCGGGACTTCCGGAGGAATCGTCCTAACGGACGTCGAGGGCTTCTTCGCTCCTGGAAACTCGACCTTCGGGACGATCTCGGGCAACACGTCCGGAGCCACCGCACAGGCGAACCTGGTCTTCAACAACGGGTTCCAGAAGGGTTTCGAGACGTTCTCTGGTCTCTACAGATACACGGGCCAGCTCGAGTCCGGGTCGTTCTCCAACGACGAGGTCGTCACGCTTGGGAACACTGCCACGACCAACGCCGTCTTCCACTCCTTCCAGAACAGCACTGTGATGTGCCTGACCCAGCAGCTTGGGGACTTCACGGTACCCAACACGATCCTGGGGACGCTGCACGGCGGCCATTTCTCCGTCACGTCCCGTCTCGATCCCGACGTCGTCGTGGGTTCAGGCGACGTCATGTACCTGGAGAACTTGTCACCGGTATCCCGTTCCAACACCAAGTCCGAGACGATCCGCCTCGTCCTGGAGTTTTAGTTTGCACTAAATACCTGATGAAAAACACCGGCTTCGTGTACCTCTGGTTCGATCGCAAGCACCGTCGATTTTACGTGGGATCCCACTGGGGTTCCACGTCGGACGGCTACATCTGCTCTTCGAACTGGATGAAGAAGGCCCACGCCATCCGTCCCAATGATTTCAAGAGACGTATTCTTAGAAACGGCATCCCTACCAAGAAGGAGATGCTTGAGGAAGAACAGCGATGGCTTGACATGATCAAGTCTGATGAGATCAGTCCTAATTCTTCCATGCCTCGTTACTACAACCTGAGAGTCAAGGCTGCCCATTGGAGTTCTGACCCTAAAGTCTCAAAGACCATAGGCCAGAAGATCAGGGCCACCAGGATCGCCAATGGTTCGTACGTCATCTCCGAAGAGAATAAGAGAAAGCTCATAGAGCGTAATACTGGTAGACCAGGTGGAATGAAGGGGAAACGTCAATCTGAAGAGGCTAAGGCTAAGATAGCGACGGCCCACACCGGAATGAAACGATCTGACGAGGCCAGGAAGAACATAGCTGCAAGTCTGAGGGGTAAACCACTCTCCAAAGCACATCGAGAAGCCATCATGGCTGGAAAGGCTGGGAAGACGTACGGAGGTTGGCACCAGACAGAAGAAGTTAAGGAACTCATCCGCCAGGCCAGGAAAGGGAATACTGACTGGAGAGGTCGAAAACATACCGAAGAGACCAAGAAAAAGATGTCAGAATCCAGGAAAGCTATGCTGCGTGACAATCCAGAAGTAATTGAACGGTTCCGTAATTCTCAACTCGGTAGAGTATTCTCGGAAGAAACCCGTCGAAAGATGTCTGAGGCGGCAAGGAACAGAAAGAGGACAGCGGCATGAAGAGCTACAATGAGTTCGTCACCGAAGGAGTCAGGTACGCGGATGGATACGACGCTGCCCAGACCCACTACAAGGACCTGAAGAAGCACAAGAGGCTCGGCCTCAAGCACCCAGTCCTCGGGAGGATCCCAACCGGCGCCGACCTCGCTGGAGCAGAGACCGAGGTGAACAAGAGAACGTTCATTGACGTCAAGGACCTTGGAAAATCCTGATGAAGAGCTACATGGAGTTCATCACGGAGGCAGAGGGGCATGGCCAGGGATGGTGGCACAACACCAAGACCGGGAAGACACACGCCATCGAGAGCGAGGACCTCGGTCCGAACGGTGACCACGACGGCTGGATCGGCATACACAAGCACGCCCAGGAGCTCGGCGTCCACGCACCCCATGCCAGGGCCTTCACGCACGCCCAGTACGGAGCCATGGTGTCAGACCTCCCGAAGGAGCACCACGCCGAGGCCATGAAGATCGCCCAGAAGTTCGGTGAGGGACCGGAGAACCACTACGTTGACTTCCCGTTCAACAGGGACGACCACGCCCATGAGGAGCTCTTCCACCGAGTCCACGGGATGGAGTCCCACGAAGCCCTGAACTTCCCACACGAGGAGGCATCCCACCTCCTCAGGGTCAGGAAGTGGCCGGACGGCAATTTCTCAGTCCAGAGCCACTCACCGCAGTTCGGTTCCCACCACATCAGGCACGTCCAGAAGGTGATGGACAGGGTGAACCCAGGCGGGCGAGACGCAGAGATCCACATAGACGCCCCGTTCTCCAAGCACGGTGGTTTCAACACCACCCACCACTTCCTTATGGCTGCGAAGAAACCGGAGGACCTCTACTGACATGAAGAGCTACCAGGAATTCCTAACCGAGTTTACCGACACGAACGGGGAGTTCGGCGGCGGTGGCGACGGTCCTCACCCGGCGTCGCACGCCTTGCCCCTGTCCAAGGGATGGAAGCATACCGGAGAGTGGCTTGCCAAGGGCAACCACAGGTACATGAAGACGTTTCCTGGAAGCAGTCTCAGGGCTGGACACAAGATCTACGTCACTGCCAAGAGCGGAGGGTGGTTGCACAGAACGAGAACCGGTTCCGCCGGCGAAGGCCTCGACACCAAGGATCTCGGGGAACACCTGGACAGGATAGAGCAGGTCGAGAAGGAACACGGCGCGCGATGAAGTCCTACGGCCGATTCCTGGATGGATACACCGAGCAGGAAGGCGGGGTCGGTGACCACGAGATCGAGGTGAACCTCCACAACCCAGAGGGGCTGAGGTTCACCCACGCCTCCACCGTGAAGGGCAAGATGCGCCACGAGCCTGAGGCGAAGGAGCACGTCCTCCGAGTCGAGGCGTGGATGGACTCGCATCCAGAGCACGGCCGTCACGGGCCGTGGAAGGCTACCGACTACAGGTGGCAGTCGTGAAGTCCTACGGACAGTTCCTGGCTGAGTCCGTTCCTGACAAAGATCACTGTTCGATCTCAGCCATCTCCCACGTCACGGGAAGAAGCGAAGATGATGTGTGGGAACACGCCAAGAAACACTGGAAACCTGGATATGGGATGAACAGCGGAGGTATCCACCATACCCTCAAGGCCCTAGGTCACAGGTATGGTAAGTTTCGTCACGACCTGACGTATCGAACTGATTCCTCCAACCATACCATCTCATCCCTGAGACCTCTGCTAGACGCTGAGCCCCCTCACAAGAAGTTCATCATAGGTACGAAGGGACACGCCATGTCCTATGTCGGGAAAGAACTTAAGGATATAGCCTCGGTCGGAGGTGGGACGAAGATTGGTTCTGTGTACGAGGTCGACCCCTCTTGAGCCTCCCGGCCGGACTGTAAATAGGCCCATGCAGGACACAGATCTCTCCGTACCGCCCTACAACGACTCGTTCGATCCCGACAAGAACTACGTGAGGGTGCTCTTCAAGCCCAGCGTATCGACACAGGTGCAGGAGCTCAACGGACTCCAGTCCATGCTCCAGAACCAGGTCGAAAAGTTCGGGGACGTCGTCCTGCAGCGTGGGACCGTCGTCGAGGGCTGCTCCTTCGTCTACTACCCCAGGTACTCCTACGCCAAGATCCTGGACCTACAGGACGACGGCGAACCAGTCGTCATGGCCAACTACACCGGCCTCTTCACCCGCAACTCCCAGAACCTGGTCGCCACGGTCCTGTCGACGTCGACCGGCTTCGAGAGCCAGGACCCAGACCTCAACACCCTCCACCTCAGGTACCTGAACTCAGGTCTCGACGGCAACACCTCCGCGTACTCCTCGGCAGACGTCCTCACCGTCTACGACTCCGACCAGTCGGTCTGGGCCGTCGACGTGCCGGTCGGAGGCGTCGGTTCAGGCTTCTCCAACACGGATCCCCTGACCTTCCTCCCGGCCATCGCCGTCTCGGTCACGTCGTCCAACACCTTCTCGAACGGAGAGCTGGTCACTCAGGAGACCACCCTCGCCAGGGCCCAGGTCGTCCAGGTCAACTCCACGGCCGTGGCGAACACCCTCGTCCTCAAGCTCCGCCCCCTGGCCGTGGACCTCCAGAACACCTCCCTCACCTCCGCGGCGTGGACGTTCTCGGCCAACCTGAGCATCACGTCCAACACCACGGGTTCCGTGGCCGTCGTTACCGAAGTCTACGGGTCAGGTGGTGCGGGTCAGGTCGTCACCGACGGCACGGGCAGGATCCAGGAGACGGTCGTCACCGACAGGGGAACCGGCTTCATCGTCCCTCCCACCGCCGTGGTCAAGTCGGCGTCGGCCACGGCCGACGTCTCCACCGAGAACCTGCTCGCCGCTCGCAACTACCTCTGCCAGCTGACTGTCGCCTCCGTCGCCAACTCAACCGGGGACGGCTACGCCTTCGGCGTCTCTTCCGGTACGGCGTACCTCAAGGGCTTCTTCCTGCACGTCGACGCCCAGGTCGTCGTCGTCTCAAAGTACTCCACGGATCCCGACGGTCTCGTCGTCGGCTTCGACTCCACCGAGACCATCGTCACGGCCTCAGTCGACCCGACCCTCCTCGACAACGTCACGGGGACGACGAACTCCCAGGCTCCGGGTGCCGACCGCCTCCAGGTGACCCCGACACTGAAGGTCCTGTCGGCGTCCGACGCCGCGGCCAACTCGGACTTCCTCCCCCTCACCGCCTTCTCCAACGGACAGCCTTACCTCCAGAACCAGGAGACCCTGTTCTCGACCGTAGGGGAAGAGATGGCGAGGCGGACCGACGATACCTCCGGGGACTTCGTCCTCGACCCATTCCTGGTGGCGACGCAGACGACGCCCGGCAACAACGAGAGCCAGACGTTCCTGGTGACCGTCGACCCGGGGTACGCCTACATCTCAGGCCAGAGGGTCAGGACCTACGACAACTTCCAGGTGGAAGTACCGCAGGCGACCACGACCCTCTCCGTTCCTGCGACCAGGATCGGCGTCCAGTTCGGCAACTACGTCGACGTCCGTGAGTACGGCGGTGCTTTCCTCCACACCACCGGCGACGCCGTGTCCGTCCGTGACGCCGCGGCGTCGTTCCTCTCCAACACCTCCAACGCCGGACTTGCTCCGACCGGAGCCGGCTCCGAGATCGGAAAGGCCCGAGTCAGGTCCGTCAAGCACCTCTCCGGAACGCCTGGAACCCCTGATGCGGTCATGCGCGTCTACCTCTTCGACGTCCAGATGGATCCCGGGAAGAACTTCAGGGACGCCCGAAGCCTCTTCTACTCCGGAGCCGCGGCGACCGGAGTCGCCGACCTCGTCCAGACCTACGACGCCACCACCAACACCTCGATCTCCAGGATCTCGAACACGGCCGGGTCCAGGATGGTCTTCCCGGTCGGACCGTCGGCCACGGCCGACGCCTCGAACGTCACCTTCCAGTACCGGAACCTCAGGACCGACCTGACCTGCAACACCTCCGGATCCGTCTCCGTCCAGCTCACCGGAGCCGAGACGCACCCCTACGCCTTCGGCTCCGCCCTGACGTCGGAGCAGGAGAGGGACCTCGTCCTCGTCCCGCTCGCCAACGGCCAGGCGTCGTCAAACCTCTCCGGATCCCTCGGCATCTCCTCCACGGGGAACACGGTCACCGGTACGTCCGGCGACTTCCTCACCACCCGACGCGCCGGCGACTACCTCATGGTCTGGTCGAATACGACGGTCCAGGACGTTCGAAGGGTCGTGGGCGTCGGTTCCGGCTCGTCCCTCACCGTCGACAGGCCCTTCACCGTCTCGAACACCTCCGCCAACGGGGTCCAGTTCTTCCCGGCCTACGTCCCCGTCTCCATCTGGGACGACCCCGACAGGTCGGCGAACGTCGACGTCACTGGCCAGCTCCTCACCGTGGACATCGGCACGTCGCTCTCCGCGAACGTCGCCTGTGCCCTCACCCACTCCGTCCTGGTCTCGTCCCAGTCCCCGGTCACGAAGACCAGCAACCGCTCCGCCCTCGTCAGGATCCAGACCTCGAACAACGCCGGGGGAACGACCGGTCCTTGGTGCGTCGGTCTCCCCGACGCCTTCCGCATGGTCTCGGTCCACATGTCGAGCAACGCCGCAACGGTGAACCTCGCAAGCCAGGACGTGACGAACTCCTTCTACGTCGACCACAACCAGAACCCGGACTACCTGGACCTGGGGTACCTGTACCTGAAGCCCAGGACGGGGGTCACAGTCGACGCCAACACGGCTCTGCTCGTCGAGCTCGACGTCTTCACCGTCTCCGCCAACGGCGCCGCCACCGTCACGTCCTACCCAATCGACGACTCCCAGGACTACGACGCCCTCCGCTCCGGAACGTCCGTGGCTACCCTGGAGCTGCCTGAGACCTGGGACAGGCTAGGTACCTACCGGGACCTCTCCGAACAGCTGGACTTCCGCCCCCACGTCCAGGCCACGGCGAACGTCACGGCCAACGTCGCCCTCTCGACCCTGAACCCTCCGGCTACCTCCTACGCCACCCGCTTCGGCAACACGGCGAACCCCGCGAACAAGGCCTACTTCCCGGACCCCGACACCCTGGCGCAGGCCGACGTGTCCTACTACCTCCCCAGGATCGACAGGGTCGTCGTCGACTCCACCTCGGCCATCAGGGCCGTCCCAGGACTGCCTGCACAGGTACCGTCGGCTCCTCCCCAGCCTTCCGACTCCATGACCATCGCCCTCCTCAACGCCCCGGCCTTCCCCACGGTAGGGCAGAGGAAGGACCAGGAGTTCTCGGACCTCCTCGACAGGAAGGTAGCGTCCCAGGGCCGGATGACGACCCGTCGGGCCACGGACCACGCCGTCACGCTCTTCGCCGATCCGACCTCAGGCCCTGGGGGATCCCAGCCGTCGGGATACACGATGGCGCAGATCGGCACGCTGGAGCGCCGGATCGCCGCCCTCGAGTACTATCAGTCCCTGTCAGGCCTCGAGAGCCAGGTCCAGGCACAGCAGATCCCGTCGTCGGTCTACCCGGCGTCCCTCCGGTTCAAGTACGGCTTCCTCGCCGATTCCTTCCAGGACAACTCCCTCACCGACACCCAGAGCCCGGAGTACACCGCCGGGTTCCAGGACGGGTGGGTCGTGCCTCGCCTGGACCTGGAGAACTACGGCGGTGAGTTCAACGTCGCCAACGCCTCGACGCAGGCCCTCGTCACCGGCCGCCTCGTCACCCTCCCGTACGTCGAGAAGGTGCTGGTCTCGCAGGGCGCGGCCACCGCCGGGAAGGCCGCCAACACCCAGGCCAACACGACCCAGGCCAACACCGTCTCGCACCCCGTCGCCGTCGACTACTCCGGCGTCATGATGCCGACCAACAGGGTCCTGGTCGTCTCAAGGATCGTGGGGGATCCCAACACGTATACGAAAGGGAACCCCAGCTCAGCTCCGGCCAAGAACAAGGTCTCGGTCACCGGCGACGAGATGTCGGTGGCCGACCAAGCCATCACCATCTCCTGTAGGGGACTGAAGCCAAACACGAAGCACGTCTTCAGCTTCGGCGGCCAGGACAGGTCGTCCTCGGTCGTCGTCCCTGGAGGAGCCATGGGAGGTTCGATAATTACTGACGGCTCAGGGAAGTGCACGTTCACGTACTACTATGGATCAGGCATCGTCGACAGGTCAACCGACTTCCAACAGTCCCAGTCAACTCTGAACAACGTCGTCGGCAACATGAAGGCCAGCCTCGTCTCTGCGGATGGCACCAGCCATGCGTCCTGCTCCCTCGGGGTCGTCTCTGGGTCGGTGTCGCTCCCGAACGTCGGCCTGAACGTCGTCAACCTTCATATCGTCAATCAATCCAGGACACTCTGACCGATGAGCTTCAAGACAGCACAGACGTTCTACGTCGATCCGGCCGCTGTGGCCAACACGCCGCAGTGCTTCCTGACGTCGGTGTCCCTGTCCTTCCAGGCCGTCCCGAAGGCGAAGGGGAACGCCTCGGGGATCAGGAACCCGGGAGTGACCGTCGCCATCTGCCCCACGGTCGGAGGGGTCCCGGACCCGACCCAGGCCATCGCCCTGTCCCAGACTTCACTGGACCTGCCAGACATCCCAGCGGACGCGAACCTGGCGAGCCAGTCCACGAAGTTCACCTTTCCACAGCCCGTGCCGGTCAGGTCCGGTACCTCCTACGCCATCCTGGTGGCTCCGGAGGATCCCGGGTTCGTCCTCTGGACAGCCAAGGCCGGGGAGAACTACGTCGGCAGCACCGCCGCGTTCTCCGGTCCTTCGGGGTTCCAGGGCAGCCTCTTCGACGCCTCTTCCGACGGGACCTGGAAGCCCGTCTCGGGGTCGTCACTCAAGTTCTCCGTCGGGATCGCGTCGTTCACCGCCAACACCTTCTCCTTCGAGATGACTCCCCGCGCCCATGAGTTCCTCACCGTCCAGTCCCAGACAGGTCCCTTCACGGGGGGTGAGTTCGTCTTCGCCCAGTCGGCCAACGTCCCAGGGACGGTCTCCCTGACTAAGGACTCCACGTCCGTGATCGGAACGGGTACGGACTTCACAGCCAGGTACCAGGCTGGCGCCGGAGCCGCCTTCGCCGTGAACTCCACGGTCTACCACGTGACCACGGTCGCCTCGGTGTCGAACGACACCGTCATGGTGCTGGAAGACCCTTCCCCTGCCACCAACACCGCCTCCCTCGCCTACCGCACCCCAGTCGCCCACGTCTTCTCCCAGGACGTACCGAAGGGGAAGCTCCGTCTCGTCGACTCCACGGCGAACTCCACTGTCCGCTTCCAGGCAGGTCAGACCCTGCAGGGATCCATCTCGGCGCAGACCTGCGTGGTCACGTCCGTCGACGCCGTGCCGGTCACGTCCCTCGACCCGAACCTCCTGACCTACGTCCCGTCCACCGGCGTCATGGACCTGACCTACGCCTTCGCCGAGGTTTCTGGGAACACCTACGCCATGGCGTCGGAGCTCCCCCTCCAGAACGACACGGAGGTCGTTCCGACCTACGACGCCCTCATCCTCTCCAGGTCCCTGGAGGCGATCAACGCCAACGGGATGCACGGAGGTGTGAAGAGCGCCTACCTGAAGGCCGTCGCCTCCGTCAACCGCCAGAACGGTCAGGTGTACGACAGCCCCTATGTCTGGGACGAGAAGATCGACCTCTTCGCCGGTTCCTGGTCGGTGAACGACGACGACACCGGTGAGACCGGACCCCAGGGTTCAGCCCTGGCCAGGCACGTCACCGTCCCCCTCACCTTCGCCGCCGGAGCCCAGGCCGAGGACCTGATCGTCTACTCCACGGCCTACAGGCCGGCGACCACCTCTGTCGAGGCCTACGCCCGCATCCACAACTCCCGTGACCCCTTCTCGCTCGACGACAAGGCCTGGACCAAGCTCGTTGCGGTCGACGACACCGACCAGCAGTACAGCCAGTCCTCGGATTCCACCGTGGAGTTCCAGTGGGAGATCCCATCCGCCACCGACCTGGTGGCCGCCACGACGGCGAACGGCGTGGTCACCGTGTCCTCCGGGAACTCCGTCCTGGTCGGTTTCGGCAGCTCCTTCACCTCGGACCTGTCCGTCGGATCCCTAGTCAGGGTGAGGAACCCCATATTCCCTGCGGACTGCTTCGTCTGCTCCGTCCTCTCCGTGGCAAACGACGACCACTGCACGGTCGACTTCGCCACGTCGAACTCCTCAGTCCTGGGCTCCGGCTTCCTGGTCGACGTCCTGGCTGAACCGCTCGGCGCCTTCCTGAACCCCCAGAACAACGGCGTGGTCAGGTACTACGACGAGGACGGGACTCCGTACGACGCCTACGACTCCACGCAGGTCAAGGTCCTGCTCCTCTCCGAGTCGGTCAGGGTGGTTCCGAAACTCAAGGACCTAAGGGCAGTAGGATGTTCAGCCTAGAATTCGGAAGAAAACTGTCGGTAGGGGTGAGCGCGTGATCCACCAGGGAAAGAAGGTCCTGAAGAACTACGGGAAAGGGACCGTCGTGGCAGACCCGAACGACGCGGCGACGTTCACCCTCGAGAGGGACAAGCTCGTTCGCATGAAGAGGCTTGAGGAGAGGCTGGAGAAGGTGGAAGGCCTCGTCTCAGACCTCCTCCTCAGAGTGAAAGGTGGTGCTTCGTGATACCTGTATCCAACATAGTCCTGGGGACCTACACGTTCGAGGGCGTCTTCGACAAGATCGACGAGCTGGCTGACATCGTCAGCCTCTACGCCCTCACCGCCAACGACAGCCTCGGGCTCAACGAGGGCAACGCCTACCTGGACGGGAACTTCTCGAGCGAGGGGCTCTACGCCAACGTGGTCGTGAGGGGAGGCAACAACTCCGTCTCCAAGGCCCTGCCCATCGGGTCGGACGGGTTCACGACCGGGTACTCCGGCGTCCTCTCTGCCCAGACATCCACCACGGCCAACACCGCAGGCCAGACGATAGACTCGTTCCCGATGGCGTCGTACAGGGGAGCTGAGTACCTCGTCCAGGCCGTGTCGTCCGTCGGCGTCCAGCTCTCCAAGATCCTCGTGACCCACGACGGGAACAACGCCTTCTCGACCGAGTTCGGAACTCTCACCTCGAACGGGTCTCTCGGCACCTTCGGGGTGTCGACCAACTCCACCGCCGTCGCCCTCGTCTTCAATCCGGTGAACCCGACCAACGTGGTCAGGTTCCACAGGACAGGGATCCAGCCCTGATGGCCGCCAGAGCTGACCTCGTCGTGGAGCAGGGAGCCGACTTCGCCTTCCAGATCCAGGTCCTGGAGGCGAACGGCGCCGTCGCCGACGTCTCAGGATGTACCCTGACGGCGCACGTCACCGCCTATCCCGGAGCCAACGCCTTCACGGAGATGGACGTCTCGTCCGGAGCGAACGGCGTCTACTCGCTCTCGATGGACGCCGCGACGACCCTGGCGCTCGGGATCGACAGGGGGGTCTGGGACGCCGTGCAGGTGGACGGCAGCAACAACACGGTCAGGATCGCCGAGGGCAGGGTCACGGTCATGCCGGCGGCATCCCTCCCGTATCAGCAGAACGAACCCGACGCCAACACCAGCTCAGGCGGCGTCGCGTCGTAGCCTATGTACTCTTTTCGGAAGAAGGTATAGGCTGGGTCCATCGATGATTCGCGGAGACAGACCCATGACGAAGGCTGACCTACTGAAGGCTCTGGCACGCTGCCCTGACGACGCCGTCATCATGATCGGCGTCCGTAACGAATACCACGAGGCCGAGGGGTTCGTCGTCGGCGACGGAGACTTTATGATCGCCGACACCGAGAGCTTGAGGGAGACGGGCTCGTAACCCTACGTCAGGTCGTCCAGTTCCACCAGTACCGCGTACATCTCCCGGACTTCTCGGATCCTCCTGTTGAAGAGCCTCCGTCTCCGCTTCCGCCTGTTCATGCGGTAGGAGAACCCGTTGTCGACGTCAGCGATCATCCCGGTCATCACGTCCTTTGTCAGGGTCAGGAGTACCGCAGCCGAGAGGTTCTGCTCAGCGGTGAACGGATGTCTCACGACGTCTCCACTTCCAGTCAGCCCAGGTGATGAGGACGGCCAGGGGGACGTAGGACATGATGAGGCCTGTGTTGGCGTTCACCCAGGCCCTGTCTTCAGGCGTGCCGAACGCCGCGACGACGGTGTCGGCCACGAGGGCTATCACCAGCGTCCACAGCGCCGTCTCCTTCAGGAACCGGATGAACTTCGACGTGGAGTTCATAGGTACCCCCACGACGTTATCTTTCTGTTGCATCTTCCACCTTCACGCTCCTCAGCACCTGCTGGAGTACGTCGAGCTTCTTCCCGACGAAGTACCCCGAACCATCGAGGTCCCCCGTCTCCACGTACCTGACCGCAGCTCCTATGGTCAGGGAGTGGTACGCCATCATCGTGTCCCCAGGAAGTACACCGTGGGCATAGGCCTCGTACATGCCCCTGATGCATCGGTAGGCCTTGGCCAGCTCCTGCCTCAGGGCGTCGTCGTCCGCCAGGAGGGATTCGACGTCCGCCCTGGCCTGCTCGTACGCATATCCGTCAGGACTACCGAGGGCTTCCTCGATGGCCACCACGTCTCCAAGCTTCATCAGCATCTCGTCATCCCTGGCGTCTTCGCCTCTATCCTACGCGCCAGCTCCAGGAGCTCCTGTTCCGTCATGGTCGGCGAGCCGAAGGCGACGACGTGGTTGAGCTCGTGGACGAGACCCCTGTCGGATAGGAGTTCGTCCGGAACCGTGAAGCCGGAAGAGAGGGCGAAGTCGGCGAGCCAGCACCCGGCGTGCGCAGCCTCGACCCAGGCTCTCTTGGCTATGAGCAGCTCGTTCTGGTAGTCGTCGAAGCTGGTGTTCACCCTCTTCGAGCTCTCCCCCAGGGTGATGGCCTCGGCGATCCTCTCGGAGCAGAGCACGGCGCGCGCCGTGTTCCTGAGGTCGACGATCTTCTCCTTCTTCCCTCGCTTCTCGGCGAAGACTTCGGCTTCGCCAAGGTCCTTGGCGAAGATCGAGGAGCCGTACACGTGGTCTTGCTGTGCTTCGTCCGTGATCGTGTACAAGGTATGGAACTCAGGCACTACACCCTCCTCTCGAAGAACCTGTTGGGATCCGCCTCTATGGCCTTTCCGATCTCCCGAAACGACGCCTTTCTCTGGTCGTTCATGTTCCACACGGCGGTCATACCGGAGAAGGAGAACCCGAGTTTTTTGCGCAGGGCGTTGTAGCTGACCCATTCGTCTGGTTTCTTCTCCACCATGAGGTATCCGAGGGAGAGGGCGCAGCATCCGTACTCCTTGGAGATCATGCCTCCTTTGGTCTGTTTCCGCCGTGCCGTCTTCAGTCGCCGTACGTACTCGGCCTGCTTCTTCCCGAGAGACTTCATGTCTTCGGCTCCGCCGTGAAGAAGTTCATGGACTTCCCGTCGATAGGCCTGACGGTGTCCCACTGGAACCCCATCTGCTCGCCGAGTAGTTTCCACTCCCGGTTGGCTCGTTCCTGTGGGGAATCGGGGGCGACGCCACCGATCACCATGTACGGTACCGGCTGAGACGCCGACAGTAGGATGTCGACTTGCTCCTGCGTCATCTCGTATTCCCTGCGTTCAGACATTCTCCACTTCCTTTCCGTGTGCATCGAACTTGTCCCAGTCAGCCTTGCGAGGGGACGTTCCGTCCCTCACCTGTCTCGTCAGGTCCTCGAGGACGGCGATCGCCCTCGGTGCCGGGTACCGCTCCGGCTTCGTGGCGTAGTCGACGGGCGTATAGAGCTGTGACAGCACGGCGATGCCGAGGCCGGAGATGGAGAAGTCCTTTCCCATCTCCTTCCTGAGGTCGAAGACGAAGCCCGCCACGCACATCGTCTCTGCGGTCACCGGTACCTTCTTTCCCTTGATCGGCGGCAGTCGATAGTCTGGAGAGTCGGTGTCGTATCCCGAGCGCATGTTGAACCCCTCCTCCGTCTCGCCGGCGGCGACGTCCCTCAGCTTCTGCGTCAGGATCTCCAGCGACGGTACCAGTTTCTCACTCGTCATATCCAAGTCTCCAGTTGAGTCCCGCCGCGGCTTCCTCCGCGAACATCACGGCTTCCTTCAGGTCGAGGAAGGCGTCAGACGCCACCCTCATGACGACCTGGCTGTCGACCCCAGGACGCGGGTCGATCCGCACGACTGGGACGTAGAACCTGCCGTCGTCACGACGGACGGCTTCGCCGACCCTGTATCCCTGCTTGAGGGGCATCGGCTTCCGTGGCTTCACCACGGATTGCCTGAACCTCGTACCATTCCTGCCTCGCCTCATGGCTCCTCGATCCTCCTGACCTTGCGCCAGATGACGGAGTTGGTCTCCGTCTCTGTCAGAGGCCTCACGCTGCTCCAGTACTGGTTGCACCCCGGGTCGTACCCGTCGGAGACGCGGAAACCGACGGAGACCTTTATGCCTGGGTCCATATCGTACGGCATTCCGATGAAGATGTCGCCCTTCTTCATCTTGAAGGACTCGTCGTCCTCGAGCATCACGTAGAACGCATATTCGTCGAGGGTCTCGGAGACCCGACCCCTTCTAGCCATCACTCTAGCCATCACTGCCTCTTCTCCAGTCGGTAGTCGTTTCCCCAGAACCCCTGGGAGACCATGAGCTTCAGGTTCAGCTCCTTCAGGAGGAGGGACATGATCTCAGGCATCTCGTGCGGAGGCACGTTCTCGACGTCGACTTCCTCGAACTCAGCTGGCATTGCCTTCTCCCTTCTCCAGTGTCACGTACCAATCTCCGGTTGGGTCACGAACGGCTGTCATCCCAGCCGCCTCCGCGGTCTTCTCGAAGTCGACCGGACAGAGGCATGAATGTTCCTGGGTAACTCCCGAGGCCGGCATCCCAGTCCTAGGGTCGTTCCAGAGAGGATTGATTGCTATCTTGTTGGGGTAGATGGCTTTCCTCAACTCTCCCATGTCGGTACATGGCTTTCCTCCTACGATCGCCGTCCAGCACATGCTACTTCCCCAGTGCTGCGTTGTAAACCCCGGCGATCCACTCGGCGACCCTTCGGGATTCCTGGTCGTCGGCCCTGTGCTGGTGGACGGTGACGACGGCGTCGTGGACTGTATCCAGGTTGCCTCGCATGCCGACCCTCCAGAGCCCGTCGATCTTGTCGGCTTCCCATCCCGTCTGGTGCGAGGACGGATCAGGAACATCCTTGAACTGAGCTCCGTCCTGCTGCGGGGGTGATGGGGAGAGGGCGTCGACAGCTTTTGCCGCTATCTCAGCGAGTTCGCGGCGCTGAGTTCTGACCAGAATTGACGGCGTATGCTCGCCTGACCTCTGCCCGATACGCCTGTTGAAAGCCGCGTCGATTGCTTCCACCAACTCTCCCTCCCCATGAGCCGGGGGTGCGGGCCTCTTGGCATAGTTGGTAAGCGCACCGCAGTTGCAGGGAAGCGGTTCTTTGAAGCCTTCCTTTGTACCCCCAAACCCATCATCGCCCCAGATCGTGCAAGCCGTGTTATGATCGCAGCCGTCCACTTGCCGACAGGTAAAAACTCTTGCGCGGAAATTACGCAATTCAGTTTCCGCATCCGTCACTGAGGCGGAGCGGGCGCGGGGAGCAGCTTCGACTATCTTCTCGAAGCGGCCATCGAAAAATTCGCCAGAAGGCCTTACCCACAACGCGCCGTCGGCTTCGGACTGATACACTTCAACTTGAGCATCGTCTGGCAGGTTGATTTGCGTTTGCAGATGTGCACGACCAATCCGTTTGTATGTAGTGCCACGTTTCTTGTGTCTCCATATTTCCACCGCCTCCTTGTCGGTGGGGATGGAAGCGTTGGTGTAATGATCCAGCGCCATCTTGACACTTTCCGGCGAGGACAACGCGGTGTGCCAAACGCAAACTCCGCCCCCAATTTCATCGGACCAGTATTCCGGTCCTTGTTCTCCCTCTTTCACGAAGATCGTATAGCCACGAGAGGTTTTCCCGATCTCGCTCAATTCCTCCACGTCGGAAGGAAGGGTGGGTGTGGGGGTGTTGGAGGTCACGTGATGCCAAGCCTTTCCATGATCCAGTTCCAAATCCATCGTGGGAGTGGTGGTCGGTTCTTCATACCTAGGTCTCTGATCCGTACGCCTTCGTGAAGATGGGTCGTGTCCTGTCACGCTCCTCGTTCACGTCGAGGAGACCGTGCGTCATCAGGACTCCCTGGATGAAGCCGACCCACCTCCCGAGCTTGTCGATCTCGAGCTCCTCGGAACGCTCCAGGGCGTGGTCGATGAACCAGGAGACGTAGGGAAGGGAATTCCATGGCGCCCGTTCGTCAGGTTCCACTCCGGTCAGAACCTGTTTCCAGTAGAGGAGGACGTCGACGTTGGCCTGACGGATGGCCTTGTCGGATTCGGAGATCCGATTGACGAGGTCCTCCTTGGTCATCTCCAGGGTCCTGAAGACCGTGTATGTCGACGTCACGTCGACCAGGTCCATGTCGTGCTTCGACATGGGAGCTTCGATGAGATGTGGTGCGGCGGCGTCGGCCACGTCGGATGCGTGCTTCGCCCTCTCGATGAGGGGGTCGAAGTACGCGTCGATCTCCCTGCGGTTCATATCACCGTGTCCTCCATGAGGGTCGTGCCGTTGACAGTCTGGAGCCAGAACCTACCGTGTTCGTCGACGTATCCATCGAACTTCACCTCGGAGGCGGTGTAGAGGAACGCATCTCTCTGGGCATTGGACAGACCGAGATTTCTAGCCAGGTCGTGGTTCGCTTCGGTTTCCCTGTGGACGAAGATGGTGCACGGCTTCTTCATGGAGAGGTAGACCTTGCCGAGCCCCTTGCACCTGGGACACGTGATTTTCCCGAGATCGAGACCGTCGATCTTGGATACGAACTCGACCGTGAGGTTCCCGTCGCACTCTGGGCAGGTGACCTGTTCTGACATCACCGGGGCTCCGAGAAGTATTCCTGGGGGTTTGCCCTGATGGCTGCTGCGATCTCTCGGAACGACATGTTCAGGGTGTCGTTCATGTGCCAGATCTTGGGGGTCGCTGCTCCTCTTCCATGGGTGTAATAGGTGTAATCAGCGAGTTGGCCGTCTGGCGTCGATCCCTTCTTCATGGCGAGGAGATCGCCGATTCCGACATAGCAGGTGATCCCACTATATGGGATGCTGCTGATGTCGTGCAGCAACGCCAGGGCGCACCTCGCCGGATCTCCTTGAACGATAGCCCCTCCGTTCTTCTTGGGAGTGTCTGTGGTCTCCATGTGGTGGAGCCACGCCTCCTGCTCAGGACCTATGACGAACGGTTGGACGACGCCTTCAGTCGATTCGTACGGTTTGAACATGGCGAACCCTTTCTGAAACTGTTACCTACCCACGACGCCGGTTCGCTGTTGTCTCAGGACGTCGAGTCCTGGTTGGTCCAGCATCTTCCACCATCCTCAGACCCAAGGGCTTACGATCGATCGCCCAGAGGCCTGTGACCAGTCTTCCCTACCAAAGGGTCGGAAAGGTCGCAGGTAGGAACCCATCCATACACCTGGGTTCCTGGGAAGTACACCCTTCCGATAAATAGGCCCAGCAACCCCGGGAAAGGGAACGGGATCTGTGTTTGGATTCATATATCTTTGGTTTGACCGCTCAAAAAATATGTTCTATCTTGGTTCCCATAAAGGGACTCCAGATGATGGGTATGTTGGATCATCCAAATGGCTTAAGTCTGCTAGGTTGGCTAGAAAACTCGACTTCAAACGTAGAATCATAGAAGTGCTGCCAGACGACAGCACTTTGGATGAACTAAGGTCAGCTGAACAACGCTGGTTAAATATGATGAAAGATAGCGAACTAGGGGTTCGATATTTCAATCTCAAGAAACGAGCCACTGGATGGAAGCCTGGAATCTGGACAGGTAAGAAACAGAAGCCAGAAACGGTAGCCCGTAGGGTAGCAGTTACTACTGGCCAGAAACGTCCTAAGCAGACAGAAGCTATGCTAGGTTCCAAGAATCCTTTCTACGGGAAGAAGCATTCTGAAGGCATGAAGAAAAAACTGAGGGAAATGGCCCTTTTCCGCGAAGAAAAAAAACGTAATACTTTGGTGGAGATGTCTCTCTAATGCCTGCTGCAAATTCTAATTTTTCCGTAAAGAACGGGCTCGTCGTCAACGGCGACCTCATCGTGGCCCAGTCCGGACAGGTCTCCGTCAACGGCGATCTCTCCGTCTCAGGTTCCGCCAACCTCCAGGGAAACGTAGCCATCGCCGGAGTCCTGGTCCTCGGGGAGGACGTCGAGGTCACCGGCAACGGTTCTTTCTCATCCGTCCAGGCCGCCGTCGTCTCCGTCGGTAACTCCACCGTCAATACGGTGGTCAACTCGACTTCTGTCAACACGGCATCCATACACGCCACGTCGAACCTCTCCGTCGGCGCTAACGTCCTGGCGAACACGACGGCCTTTAAGGTCGGCAACACGGTCCTCGGGGACGGTGTATCCAACGTCTCCGGTAACGTCGGGGTCTCCGGTGACGCCAACGTCGTCGGTCGGATCACCGCCTCAGGCAACGCCTCGTTCGCCAACGGCTTCCTCACGGTCACGGCCAACTCCACAGTGAAGTCAGCTACTTTCGGTGTGGGCAACGTCGCGTTCGATACCAACGTCCTCTACATCGACTCCGTGAACGGAAGGATCGGCATCGGCAACACTACTCCCGATGCAGCACTCACCGTCTCCGGAACTGCGAACGTACAGGGCAACATGCGTGTCGTCGGTGACCTCACCGTCACAGGCAACACGGTTTCGGTAGGTACCCAGGTCGCCAACGGAGACATCATCCCACAGGCCAACGGGTTCCACCTCGGCAACACGTCGAACAGGTGGGACGTCGTCGCCAATTCCGCCGTCTTCGGGAACGTCTCTATATCCGCGAACAACACGACCTTCGGAAACACCGAGGTCGCGTACCTCCGCTTCCGCTCGTACGGCGAGAAGGCAACAACTAACACCGTGACTGGGTCGACTTATACCCTTGACCTATCCCTCACCAACAACTTCGACGTCACCCTGGGGAACAACGTCACGATCACCGCCAACAACGCGCCTCCTTCAGGCACGTGGTTCCCTTTCACCCTCATCCTTCGTCAGGACGGGACGGGCGGTAGGACTGTGACGTGGGCTGCTCCGTTCAAGTTCCCGAACGGATCTGCTCCGTCGCTCTCGGCGAACGCCGCTGCGGTGGACGTCTTCAGCTTCTTCACCACCGACCAGGCCAACAACGTCTACGGCGGCCTCGCGCTCGGCAACGTTAAATAGCCTCGCATCCAAGGAGACAGAGAATGCTTACAGGAATCGACGACATCCACCTGTACGGAGACGGCGGAGAAGATACCAAGAAAGCCCAGGAGTTCCTGTCGGAGCACGGCGTGGACCACGTCTACCTCCACTACGGGGATCCCGTCCAGCACGAGAGCGTGTTCTCCTCGATAAGGACCTGGTTCCCAGAGAGGGTAGGGGAGATCGAAGCTTTCCCGTTCGTCGTCTATACCGAGGTGCAGGACGGCGTGAAGCATCCGGCTTCGACCAGGAGGATCCTCCACGGTCTCGACGAGATACTGGATTCGAACCTCCCGGATCTCGTGAAGCTCTGATAAAGTGCGTCTCCTAACCACCCGCGCGTCGTCAGGTTCAGTGACGTTCAACTCACCCGGGAACTTCATCGTTCCTGCCGGAGTCACGAGCGTCGGTGTAGCCGGCAAGGGTGGTACTGGGTTCCCAGGAAATGCCGGCAACCCTGGTAACCCTGGTAACCCTGGTAACCCGGGAACGAACGGAGTCGGAGGACCTGGCGGTGCTGCAGGAAATGCCGGCAACCCCGGTGGATCAGGCAACGCCGGAAACCCAGGAACTAACGGACCTGGAGGAGCCGGCGGTAACGCAGGAGTCGCAGGTAACCCCGGTGGATCAGGCAACGCCGGAAACCCAGGAACTAACGGACCTGGAGGAGTCGGTGGTAACGCCGGTACTGCAGGAAACCCAGGCAATCCTGGTAACGCAGGAAATCCAGGAACTAACGGCACCGGGGGCGCGCGAGGCAACGCAGGAGTCGCAGGTAACGCAGGAAATCCAGGAAACGCAGGCACAGCTGCGGCGGGCGGTGGTGGCGGCGGCGGTGGTGACGGCCTATTTGGACCAGGAAACAACGGTACTCCTGGCAGCGACATCGGTGGAAAAGTAGGCGGCCTTGGTGGATTTGGCTCGGCCAACTTTAGTAACCCCGGAAACGCAGGAAGTCCTGGGCAGACTGGAGATTCAGGAACGAACGGTAACGCCGGATCTGGAGCTACCCCTGGAGGAGCAGGTTCTCCGGGTAACTCCGGAGCTAATGGAAACCCAGGAAATTCAGGATCGGCAGGAAGCGGAGCGACGCCAGGCGGTCCAGGTGGTTCTGGAAATGCCGGAAGCGCTGGCAACCAAGGAACGGTAGGAGATCCAGGAACGGGAGCAGGGCCTGGAGGTTCAGGAAGTCCTGGATCAGATGGTTCTAACGGTACCGACGGTTCTTCTGGAAACCCAGGAACTGGAGCAGGTGCAGGTGGCTCTGCTCCGTCCACGTGGGTCGGATCGGCAGGCTCCGACGGTTCTAACGGAACCGGATCATCTCCAGGAAACCCTGGAAACCCTGGTTCTCCTGGGAACGCATCTACGTTCGGATCCCTAGCTTCGTTCCCAGGAAGCTCAGGTGGAGCCGGTGGCAACGGGGGTACAGCGAACGCCGGAGCCAAGGGGCTAGCCGGAAATCCAGGAAGCCAAGGCAACGCCGGAAACCCTGGAAACGTAGGAGCGGGTGGAAATGCCGGAACTGCAGGTGCAGCCGGCAACCCCGGTGGATCAGGCAACGCCGGAAACCCCGGGAGCTCGGGCAACGGTGGAGCGAGAGGTAACGCCGGTGCTGCGGGAAATCCAGGTGGGTCAGGCAACGCCGGAAACCCGGGAACTAACGGCACTGCCGGCAACGGTGGAGCGAGAGGTACGGCTGGAAATCCAGGCGGC